TCGTGTATTTGTGTGTAACATCACATGAATATGTTTGACAAATGAACGTCAGTGTGGTAGGTCGGCGGTAGGGCATATTAATAACCACCACCTTTGTCAGTACAAAGGTGGTGGCTATGTCAGGACATTTGTTTGTGTGGTGTAGTTCACTTGCAGTTAACTTGACCGGAGGAGAACTAGGGTGCATTATTAATACATGAACGGGGCGGGAACAGCCCGCTGGGAATGGAAGGAACTGAGATGAATGGTTTCAGTACTAAAAGGTCAAACTCACTACATAAGAAATTGAAGGCGGTGATCGGCTATTGGACAGACTACTATTACGGCAAGACCGATACCGTTGTGTCATTCAAGATCAATAGCAAAATTGTGTCTGTATCATATCGGGGCGACAACTATTACGAGATTCACTATCTCTGGATGACCACACCGGTTCACGTCCTAGACATTTTTGATACACTTGATTTCTATGAGGACATGTTAAAGGCGATGGATTAATATGTGGGAAAACATTAACGGTGAACTTATTTGGATTGACAAGGAAATGGGTTGGGAAGAGAATGAACGATACAATTCTGTTGGCAATGATAAAGTTTGTACTTGTGGTGACGTGCGGGATCATGGTCGTAGGCTTACTGCGGGCGGGGTTGCTGTCGGAGTCGCTGGGGGTATGATTGCCGCTAAGGCGGCGTCTAGGGTTGGGAGTTGGTTACTGTGGATGGGTGGGATTCTCACATTGACCATGATTTTTATGTGAAGGCCTATTCTGATAATCTTGAATCGAAAAGATTTTTAGTTTCTCGATACACTGTTGCGAACAAGTACACGCGAATTTTCAAGATTCAGGGAACTAGATACAATGTGACGATTACAAGAAGTCCTTCGTGTACATACAGTCACACACTTAGCGTCGCAGAGCACACACTTTATTATCAAGACGAAGTTTCTACGCCAGACATTGTGTGCATGTCCTTGACCGACGATAACTTTATCTTGGTTCCCGACAACATTGATTCACCAACACTATTTTAGATTCCCGGCTGGACGGGTAATACCAGAACTGAATTGAATTGAAAGTAGCCATACGAAAGGAAAAGATCATGGCTGTTATTTACTCCTCCCTCTCTGACGACTTTGCTGGCAAGAAGGCTTTCTTCACCGCACAGAACTCCGCTGTTTCTTTCAAGGAACTGCGTGGCAAGAAGATTGAGATTAAGGATATCGTTATCACTGAGGACGACGTGGTTGACACGGATACTGGCGAGGTTGAGACTCGTCGGGCTATCACGGTGATTGACAAGGGCGGAAACGCCTACGGCACTTCGTCTCAGACGGTTGTGGCGCAGATTCAGCGGCTTGTGGATATTCTGGGTGACGTTAAGTCGTGGCCGGAGCCGGTGGCTGTTGAGATTGGGTCCGCGAAGTCCGGGCGTGGGCGTGAGTACACGACGGTGACGCTGGCCTGAGGGTTCTTGTAGGATAGTGATTGCCCCCTGCCCCTTAGGGGGCAGGGGGTGATTGTTTTGGTTAAGTCTCATTGGGGTAAGCATTATCGGTCGTTTAAGCGTGGTGCGAAGAATTTTCGGAATACTGCGGCTGAGATTCGGGATTTTGTTGGCGGGCTTGATTTTAGTCCTTTGCCGGATACTTTGTCTGAGGAACAGGGTAAGGTTAAGGTTAAGTCGGCTAAGGCGAGTGCGAGGGAGCAACACCGTTCCGACCTGGATAAGGCGCGCGATTTGTTGCAGGTTGAGCGCGATAGGGCTGTGCGTAAGATGTATCGGATGGCGACTAGTGATGATGGGGCGGACATTCGAGGCACAAAATATGATCCTTTAGGGAAATCGGCTGTTGGAAAGGTGACGTTAAAGAATGCAGCGAGGGAACTTGAGCGTCTTAGTGAGTTTAATAATTCTGATAGTGTTTGGTATTATAGTGACCGTAAAGGTAATCCCATTTCTGCTAGAGATGTTCGTCGTTATCGCGATGCTGTTCGTCGCTATAATGCAGACATAGATGCATATGAGAAATCGGTTAGCGGAACACGTCTTCCATACATGGGCGATGCGACCGTAGGGGACTGGATTAGAGATTTTCGCCCGAAGAAGACATACTTGTCCGGCGGTTCACATTATGCACTTGAGCGCATGAATCCAGATAAGCGCACGGTGAATTTTGAGTCTGATGTGGCTATGCGCGAGAAGACAAATCAGGTCCTAGAATCACTCACTCGCAAGGGAAAACAGAATAAGTTAACTCAAGCAAAACGTCAAATCGCTGCAATGCTTGATGTTATTGGTGATCCTGAATTGTATGATATTCTTACCGATATCCCCGATGACGTGTTATGGCTAATGTGGACTGTTAACGCTGATTTTGCCAACAATCTTTCATTGCAGTACGAAGCGGCTAAAGAAGGTTATTTTGATCGGCGTCGCGCTGGAGACGATTTATATTACGAAGACGTTGAAGATTCTAATAGCGAGATAAAATCTTTGCTAAGCGAAATTAAGTCAATCAACATTAAACCGGAGGACGATTTCAGTGGCTCGCCAATCAACAAGCGCAAGGCCCGCAAGGGCAGGCGCTAGGCGTAGCCACAAGAAAGTTCCTTCGTTTTGCGCTGATTTCGAGACGACTACGGTCGAGGACGATTGCCGCGTATGGTCCTGGGGCATTATTCAGGTGGGGAAACTTCAGAATTATGTTGATGGCATTTCTCTTGACGGTTTTATGTCATATATTGCTGAACGTGCAGCACATATTTACTTCCACAATCTTGCTTTTGATGGCACATTTATTCTAGACTGGCTATTGAAACATGAATATAAGTGGGTTAAAGAGAATCCCGGAGTCAAAGAATTCACTTCTTTGATCTCTAGGATGGGGAAGTATTATTCAATCACAGTTGTTTTTGAAACAGGATATAGGGTTGAGTTTCGAGATTCATTCAAGAAATTGCCAATGTCGGTCGAAGCAATTGCTAAGGCATTTAATCTGCACGACCAGAAATTGGAGATTGATTATGAAAAGTCTAGACCAATAGGATACATTCCAACAGAGCAAGAAAAAAGATACCAGCGAAACGATGTAGCAATTGTTGCACAAGCACTCGAGGTTCAGTTTGAAGAGAAAATGACAAAACTAACCGCGGGTAGTGATTCTCTTGCAACTTATAAGAAAATGACAGGGAAACTGTTTGTCAGGCGATTCCCAATATTGTCACCAGAAATCGATACTGAAATTAGAAAAGCATATCGCGGCGGATTCACATATGCGGACCCAAGATTCTCTAAGAAACTGAACGGCGAAGGCAGTGTGTATGACGTTAATTCGCTCTATCCTTCGGTAATGCGAACAGCACTACTCCCCTACGGAGACCCAATCTATTCTGACGGAGCACCTAGGACTAATCGCCCCCTATATATTGCGTCAATCACGTTTACTGCGAAGTTAAAGCCAAATCACATTCCTTGCATACAGATTAAAAAGAATCTTTCATTTAATCCCACACAATATCTTGAGGAAGTAAAAGAGCCCACGACGGTGGTGGCAACGAATATAGACATTGAATTATGGAAAAAGCATTATGACTTTAAAATCTATTCTTGGAATGGAACATTTGAGTTTAGGGGATCACATGGGTTTTTCGATAATTATGTAGACCATTTTATGGAAATTAAAAAGAATAGTACTGGTGGATTAAGGCAAATTGCTAAACTACACTTAAACAGTTTGTATGGAAAGTTTGCAACTAATCCCGATATTACAGGGAAACATCCTATATTAAAAGATAACCGGGTATCCCTAGTAATGAACGAACCTGAAATGCGTGATCCCGTTTACACACCGATGGGTGTTTTCATTACTGCATATGCACGCAAGAAAACGATTAGCGCAGCACAAGATAATTATGAAACATTTGCATATGCAGATACCGATTCACTACATCTGATTGGTCCCACCACTCCCCCAGATTCGTTGTGGGTCGACCCTGTAGAATTGGGTGCCTGGAAGCATGAGAGTTCCTTCACAAAGTCTGTCTATATTCGTGCAAAACAATATGCGGAGGAGATTGATGGTAGACTTGATGTACACATTGCGGGGATGCCCCGCAACGTCGCAGCAAGATTGACTTTGGATGATATGTTGACTGGCGGCACTTGGAATGGTAAACTGATTCCTGTAAGGGTTCCGGGGGGAACAGTCCTCCGAGACACAACATTCACATTGAAGATTGATTAAGGTTGGTAATCATGGCACGTCCTGTTTCTACTAAGGCTACTGTTAAGTTCCGTCTTGAGAAGAGCGTTATCGCCGATCTCGAGGAGATGCACTGGACTCTCCGCAAGGATGTTTCTGAGATTGTTCAGGATGCGATTATCGAGCATATCGCAAAGAAGGCTCCCAAGTCTGTTAAGTGATTTCTGACTAAATGCCGGGGAGCAACCTAATGAACTGGGCCTGGCTTAGTTGGGTAGCAGCCCTCGGGATTGCTTTCGGATGATTGGGTATTTATGGTAGGCTAGGAACGTAGGTTCCTAGCCTACCGCTTTAGGAGGAATTATGGCACTATCCGATGTTGAAAAGAATGCGCTCAAGGGATTGAATCCCGATGGCTCTCCAATGAATGAGGAACAGCGCAAGGCCAATAAGGCTAAGGCTGACGCCAAGAATGCTGAGTCGATCAAGCAGGACAAGGCGGAGCACGGTGGCCGGTCGCTTACTGAGCGCAGGACCGAAGGAGACCCGCAGCAGTCTATGGATGACGCTCAGACGCGAAACAAGGCGGCCCAGAACCTTACTCCGCAGCAGCGCGAGGAATCGGGGATGACGGGTAATGATGTCTTCGATCCGGGCGACAGTGACGGTGACAAGAAGGCTGTTTCCCCCGACGATGGAAATATGCTTGAAGGGTCCCCTAAGGACCCTGCTGACGTTGACCACTTCAAGGACACCAAGGCGGCTTGGAAGCATCTCACGGATGTTTTCGGCGAGAAGGTTTCTGCTTTACAGGCGGAACTTGAGAATCGCCTCGGCAACGAACTCACACCTACCGAACGCGAGACGGGTAACCCGTTCGCGGGGGATGATGTTCCGGCGTCGAAGGAGATGACGCTTGATGATGTCAAACAGGCGGCCGAGAACACGAAGGACGATGCTAAGGCAGTGCTCAAGGGTGTGGGTGACGTTGGCGGCGCCGCCCTTGATCTTGGGGGAGCTGCGGCCAAGGACGCGGGCAATGCTATAGTTGATGGTATGGGCATTGATCGTAAGGCTGCTGCAAGTACTGGAAGGACACTTGCGGGTCTTTCGGGATTGTTTTCTAGTAGCGATTCGGGGAACGATAAGGTTCCGGATTCTAATTGGAAGCCTAAGTCAATTAGCGAACTTTTTAAGGGGAATTGATTATGCCGCAGTTGCGTGACGACACTTCAAATATTGATATTCTTAACGCCATCCGAAGCGATGCGCGTTACGATTATCAGAATATGGTTCCTGAGGCCACTAAGGCGAATATTCAGGAAACGATTGCTGGAATCATGTCTGACAACATCACTCGCAACGAGTTTATGTCGTCTCTGATTAATCGCATCGGGTCTACGATTGTCCGTGATATTTCTTGGAAGAATCCGCTTGCGGTATTCAAGCAGGGCATGATGAACTTCGGTGACACTATCGAGGAAGTTCACCTTGACTTTATCAAGCCCACCATTTACGAGGAACAGCGTGACTACCTCGAGCGTGACGTGTTCGGGCAGGCCCCGCCGCCTTCCAAGAGTGCTTTCCACACGATTAACCGCAAGGAAAAGTTTAAGATCACAATTAATCGTGACGTACTTCGCCGCGCCTTCCTTTCGGACAATGGTCTTTCTGAAATGATTTCTCAGATCATGGCAGTGGCCGCTTCGTCTGACCAGTGGTCTGAGTTCCTTAGCATGACTAAGTTGTTTAAGACCTTTGATAACAAGTATGGTTTCTACCGCATGCAGATTCCTGACCTGAATGCGCTTGAGCCGGATAAGTCTAAGGTCGACGCGGCGCTTAAGGCGCTGAGGGTTGCTGCGAATAAGATGCAGTATCCCACGCCGGCCTTCAATACTGCGGCGGTTCATTCGTTTGCTCGCCCTGAGGACTTGGTGTTGATTGCGACGCCAGAGTTTAAGGCGAACGTCGATGTGACCTCCCTGGCTGCGGCATTTAATCTCGACCACGCCGATGCTCCTTCGCGGATTATCACGGTCCCTGGTGAGGCGCTGGAGATGGCTGACACGTCAGCCATTCTGACTAGTAAGCAATTCTTTGTGATTAAGGATATTCTTCTTGAGAACCGGAGCATTTCTAATCCCGAGGGCCTTTATGACAATTATTGGCTGCATCACTGGTCTGTCATGAGCGCTTCGCCGTTTACTCCGGCTATTGCGTTTGGCACTAAGCCGAACACGGTTGTGGTGACGCCTAAGCCTGAGACGAATGCCGAGATTAATACGCTGATTATCACTAAGCCGGACGGTACTCAGTCGACGATTATGCCACCGGCGGCGGTGCGTCAGGCCAGCATTCAGTGGAAGACGGTTCCCGCAAATAAGGGCTATGCAACTGATTGGTACCTTAAGAATGCTAAGTCTAATGGGACCAAGGTTTCTAACGATGGTGTTCTCACTATCGCACCGGATGAGCCCGAAGCGTTCCTTACTGTTGGCGTGAATGTTGACACTAAGGGCGCGGATGGTAATAAGCCCCTGAATAAGGAGATTAGCATTCAGGTTAAGAAGTAATATCTGAATCAACATAGAACCGGGCGTCCAGTGGGCGCCCGGTTCTGCTATGCTTGGACTTGAAGGAGGACGATATGTCAGAGATTTATGCAATGCCACCAGAGACTCGAGCGGGATTGTCGTTTGATTATTCTGTGTGGTCTGCCGGGTCTGTTATTACGATGGTTAATGTGCCTTTCGACAATACGTATCGGGATATTGTTGACTGGAAGTCGTATGGCCATACGCCTTACGCTTATGTTAAGTCTTTTAACAACTTGCATAAGGTTGAGATTAATCAGATGACTTATCTTGCGCAGGGTAAGCCGATTCGTATTCCTACGCCTTTCACTAAGGCTAACCAGTACAACTATGTAATGGTCGAGAACCCCGGACGCCCGGTCAATAACGTTGGTTTTGAAGGATACACACCCAGTGTATTTTTCTATTTCATTACTAGCATTGATTACATTGCACCTAACACAACACAGTTGACGCTGCAACTTGATGTTTGGACAACCTATTACCAGCGCATTAATTTCGGCCGTAGTTATCTCGAGCGCGGACATATGGGCATCGCTGCAACCGATTCGTTTGATAATTATGGTAAGAATTGGCTGACGCAGCCTGAGGGTTTGGATATGGGTTCTGAGCACCAGATTATTCGGACTTACCGTCGAATGCTTGCCGACGTTAATAACTATGATTATATTGTTATCGTTGCTTCAACTATTAAGTTAGATGAAATGCAGGGTTATGGTACCTCAGACAATCCCCGCGTAGATATGGCAACGTCTTCAAGAATTGAAGGATTACCTAATGGTGTTGAGATTTATGGTTGCACCGCGCAGGAATTCAAAAAGGGTATGACGGGTCTACGGTATTTCCCATGGGTTGCACAAGGGATTGGATCAATTACGATTGTTCCGAAAGATATTGTCGACTTGAATGCCGGTGATAAAATTAAAGTCGGGAAAGATACAGGTCAAGGAAACTGGACCTGGCTATCTGACGATAGTGTTTACATTAATCGCAACTATTCGTTGACTGATGCTAGTTTCAGGAATGAATTCCTTTCTCTAATTCCCAAAGAGTATCGGGAACTCAAGAAGTTTGTGACATCACCCTACTGTATTGTTGAGTTAACAACGTATTCTGGTAACCCCGTTGAGTTTAGGCCCGAATCTATTCGCACTGCGGGAATTAACATTAACCAATATGCGCATGTTGCACCGCCTAATCCGTCTTTGTTTTTTACTATCCGTGACTATAACACGATTACAGAATCTGTGATTGTTGAGCGCCGCGCAGGTAAGGTGACAAACGAATATGGTGAAGGGTGGGACATGTGTACTGGCTACACGTCATTGCCTACATTTTCGGCTGTTAATAATTCCTCACTGAACGCCCTGGCTTCCTCGGCACACACTGCCGCCGCTCAGGTGAATAATGCGAAGTGGCAGCAACAGCGTGCTCAGCGTGCTGCTAATTCTGCGCGTGACGTTGCTAATGCGGGTATTGCTGCGACTCAGGCTGGGGCTGAGAATTCTATGTGGGGTAATTCTGCTATGGCGGATTCTCAGTCACGTTACAATAACATGAGGGCAACTGTACAGGCTACGCAAGGTGCCATGACTGCACTTGGCGGTGTTATGGGGCTGAATGGTTCGGCGGCTGGTGCTGGTATTGGTCAGGCCGCTACGGCCGGCGTTTCTGCGATGATTAATAATTCTCAGGCTCAGTCGACGGCGAATATTCAGAATCAGTTGGCTAGCGGCGCTTCGCAGATTTCTCAGCAACAGCAAAGGACCGTGCGTGACACTAATTATGAATTGGCTCAGTTCGCCGCCAATGGGGACTATGAGGCAGCCATCGCATCGATTAACGGTCAACGGCAGGACATGCAGGTCATTCCTCCGTCCGTTGTTGGTCAGACATCGGGCTACGTTTCTGCGATGGTCTCCAACGGGCTTGTGATTGATGCTAGAATTAGGAGTGTCTCGCCGGCTGCGATGCGTAGTATTGGTGATTTCTGGCTTAGGTATGGGTATTTGATGAATACTTGGATTAAGTTCCCGAAGACACTTAGCCTTATGACTGAATTTACATATTGGAAAATGGCTGAGTGCTATTTGGTTGACACAACTATCCCCGAAGGATTCAAGGCCAGCGTTAGGGGAATCTTTGAAAAGGGTGTTACAGTTTGGCGTTCTCCTCAGCGTATTGGTAACACAAATGTTCGCAACAATCGGATCGACAAGACGGTTAGGGTGACTCTTAGTGAGTAAAAAGGATTATGTGCTTAACGGCATTTACAAGAAAATTATGGCATCTCCCCCGTCTTCGTCGGAAGCACGGCAGATGCAACTTGAGCACATGTACCGGCGACAGTTAATGGGGAAGTGTCTTTCTCGGTTTACCTGGGAGGGGCTACCTAATGGAATTGATCCTCGGTTTATTGAAGCAACTATCTTCAATAACGGGTATTCGGTTTTCTATTTCGATAGTTTCTTTGAATTGTTTATGGCAATGCCCGCAACAATCTCAGGACCGCTGGACATTCAGGATAATCCCACTGGATATCGTGTCACCCGAAACGGCGTCTATTCTCGCGAAGTGAGCGCTTCGGAGTCGGTATGTATTTGGGGGAATCAGGTACGTGAGCCGGAAATCGACGTGGTTCTCTCCTATGCCGCACGGCTTGCTCAGATTGACAGGACAATCGAAATTGACTTACTGAACGAACGTAATCCCATGATTGTTGCGTGTTCTCAAGACCAGCGCCTTACCATTCAGAATCTTATTTCTAAGATTTATGATGGTGAGCCGGTTGTATGGGGCACTGAGAATATGAGTATGGATAATCTCGCCAACACTATTGGCGTGTTTCCACTTAATCAGAATGCTGGTGCTGGCGCTGTTTCTTCAATCAAGCACATGGAATCTAAGGCCAAGATTTGGGGCGAAGCGCTAACAATGCTTGGAATTATGAATGTTAATTCCGAGAAGCGTGAGCGCATGGTGGTCGAAGAAGCGGCTGCTAACTCTGGTCAAGTTTTGGCGTCCCGCGAGTCGTTTATGAAGCCGCGTGAGTTGGCGTGCGAGCAGATTAATGATATGTTCGGGCTTAACGTGTCATGCTATTGGGCTGTAGACGATAATGCTGCGCCGAACCTTAATGACTATCTTGCTAATTCCAATTTGACAACCTATGGGGGTGACGATGGCGGTAACAACGATAATGCTTCGTGACGTTGTGCGGATAACTGACGACCATATTGGCCTTGACGATTATCCGATCTTCGACGAAGCATACAGGAAAACACTGAATGACCGGATTAAGAAGACCTATTGGCTTCAAGAGATTGCTCACGAGACAATAGATATTTTTATCTGGCGCCTAAACCTTAAGATGAATTTGATTATGCCTCGGTATAATCGAATGTATCTGGCGGAACTGCAAAACACGGACCCGCTTGAAGGCAATCGCCACTACAGCGAGACCAGTCAGGATGGTAAGTCTCAGAACTCTGGGATCAACCACCAGACGGGCAGTGGTAGTGGTACTAACAAGTCCAAAGGGCGCACGGTGGGTTCTGACACCCCTCAGACGCGTCTCGCGGGCGACGGGGACTATGCTACGAGCATCAGCGACGCGAGCACGTCGGGAGACACTACGTCGCGTAACGAGTCGGATAGTACGTCATCGTCAAGCAACAATTATGTTAACAATCAACACTCTAGTTCGTGGGGCTATTCCGGCTCCAAGGCTCGAGCGATTGCGGACTATCGGGGAACACTGCTTAACGTTGATGACTTAGTGATCGCGGAACTCAGTGAACTATTCCTAGGACTATGGGACACAGACATGCCCCATACTCCTGGGGGACTTATTAACGGATACACTTACGGTCTAGGACTTGGAGGATATTATGGCTACTGGTGACGAGATTCTGGGTAATATTGATCGAGCGCTTTGGCGCGTTCAGGCTCGAAGTATTAACAATATTACCCCGTTTACCTACCGCGATGGTCTCACGTATATTGACGTGCTTGAGCGGCTTCGTAAGTCTGTTATCGACGTTATCGAATTCACTAACAGTTTTGGTGAGGAACAGGATAAGGTTATCAGCCGAATCAATGAAGTTGTGAATACGTTCATCGGTGAGATGGAGAAGACGCACGCCAAATGGGACGCGCAAGCGGAAGAGCGTCGTGTTGCCATTGAGTCTAAGATGAACGATTTTCAGAATAAAATTGTTACCGCAGCATTTATTGGCGACGACAATGGAAACACCGTCTCCGCCCCCACAATTGGTGGTGCAAAGTTAAAGGTTCCTTCGAAGAAGTGGCAGGACGGTATTGATTCTCAGATAACTGAGATCAAGTCCGCTGCATCAACCCTAAGCAGTGACGTCACTTCCCGTATTGCCAATCTCAAACAAAGCGTAGATAACGATTTCTATAACAAGGCTACCAGCGATAAGCGTTATGATCCGATTCACAGGGTGCTCTACCCACATTCTCTAATTATCGGTTCGTCTAATGCCGAGTCTCGTGGTTGGCCTAACGGCGTCTGGGAGCGTTGGTTGCAGGCTAAGGGTGAGATTCCGCATAACTACGGGTATTCTGGTGGGGGTTTTACTTCCACTCCCGACAATAACTTCAACACCCAGATTGATAGGGCTATTGCAGATTCTAAGGGGGATCGCGCTAGGCTTACAGGGCAGATCTATGTTATTGACATGTTGAATGACGTTCGCGGAAAGGCAGATATCCGCTCCTCGGCTGAGACCTTTGTCAGAAAGTGTGTGCAGAATTTCCCTAATGCAAAGATCTATGTCATTCCGGTCCTGTATAATGAGCATTCCCTTAACAATAGTTGGGATATGGCAATGTTTTGTGCGAACCTAACCAATGTGATTAAGGAAGTGCTTCAACCGTATGGTGGGCTTGTCTGTGAGAGTTCCCGATCTTGGTTCCACAACGGGAGTCAGCCCAACTATTTTCCTGATGACGCTGGCGTTCATTTCAGTACTGCTGGGTATGAATTTGCTCAAAGACAATTTGATCAATGGCTTGAAGGCGGTTCGGGATGGATCGATCATGGTTGGTATGACCTGAAAAACGGTACTAATTATAACAAGATTAAGAATGACGATAAACTTCAAGCATATGTGTGTCGAAAAGGTGATGTCGTTTATATGCACGGGACGTTCTCAACAATTCAAATGGCTGCCGGAGACAGGGTGTTCACTCTCCCCAGTTGGGCGAGACCATATCGCCCAATGTATGTTACTTCGTGGGACGGTACTACTGGGTTCCCGCTTATTGCTGGTAGTAACGGAATTCTAGGTGTGAGTAGTAGTCTTAAAGATAATACCACTCTAGCATTTAATGGGTCCTACTGCATATTTTAGCAGTACATAGTGGGCCGCTACTCTTGATACAATTCAAGGGTAGCGGCCCGTTAGGAGGAATCATGGCGTGGGATGTCACCGCGAAGAAAGTTGCCATTAAGGCTATCGGACAGGTTGAGTCGTCTATGGACTACTCGGCGATCAACTACAATGACCCAATTACCGTCGGAATTGCGCAATGGTATGGCACTCGCGCTGCCGCAATTCTGAACCGAATGCGCAGCGCGCACGCGACAGAATACGCGCGCGTTGATGCAAGTTTCCGGTCGAGGCTCGAGTCCGTTCCTGAATCCGATTCGTCCTGGAACACCTATTACCTGTCTCGCCCTGTAGGAGATAGTCTCAAGCCGTTACTTAATGCGAGCAAGGATATTCAGGGCGACCAGATTGTCAAGGACCTTGAAAACTATTTCAGTGTCGCTAAACAGTATGGAATTAACCCTGATACTGATACTGACGCCTTTATTCTCTGGTGCGTTGCGTATCACCAAGGACCACGTTACGCTTTTCAGGTCGCAAACCACTACAGTGGCGGAGGCATTGATGAGATGTATTCTGACATCATGGCTAACAGTGTTCTGGGGCGCTATAGCAGTAGATATACTCAAGCCAAAAACATCATTGCTGGCAAAGACACTAGCGGCGTAGGCGAGGGTGGTATTAGCGCGAATACTCCTGGAAATGGTGGGAGTGTTGGAGAGAATTCTCAGAGCGTGAACGTGTCTGGCGGAAAACTAATTGTCACTGCCGACGACTCAGGCATCCTTACCCTGCGATCAAAATTTGGTGTTTATCAAATGTATTCCCGGGGGCACAATCTTTGGGAAGTAAACCTCAAAGACATTCAAGAGAAAATCGTCGGACAAAACCCTCAGGCCAACACCGGAAATGGTGGCGGCGGAGGCGGCGGAACACCCGCCCCTGGTGGCTCCGGCAAGGGCGCAGCTGCACTAGCATGGGTAATGGCTCGATTGGGCAAATTCGCCTACTGCCAGTGCCCCGGCCGCCAAGACCCCGACAACTCAGGCATCACGGACTGTAGCGGCCTCATGTACGCGGCCTACAAGGCCACTAGCGGCACGTTCGTGGGCACTTGGACAGGTGACCAGTACTTCCGTGGGGCTGAACCATTTCCTCGCCGTGGTGGGGCTATGACGGCCGCTGAGCGGTCCCAGTTGCGGCCGGGGGACATGATCGTTATGGCTTGGAAATCAACCGGTAGTTACTATCCCGAGACAGACCACGTAGAAATGGTGGTTGACTCGAATACACTTGTGGGCCACGGCGGTAATCCCCATTATGGTCCCGTAACTAAATCTATTGATATTCTTGCCGGCACTCGCTGGTGGACTGTAAGGCGACACGAATGAAAAAGAAGTTTTCCTATTATAGTTTCTCTAAGGCGCTCTCATATGCGGGAGTATTTAATATGATTATGGGTGCCCGTGGCCTTGGAAAGACCTATGGCGCTAAGAAAATTGTTATTAAGAATGCAATCAACAAGGGACAACAATTCATCTACCTTCGGCGCTACAAGACAGAACTCAAGGGGCGTAACAGTTTCTTTGCTGACATTCAACATGAATTTCCCGATGAAGAATTCCGTGTAGAAGGACAGTATGCTCAGCGTAAGGTTGGGAAGAAATGGGAGACTATTGGCTATTTCATTCCACTGTCTACCGCGCAAGCGAATAAGTCGATTGCTTATCCAAACGTGTACACGATTATTTTTGATGAATTCATCATCGATAAAGGTTCGCTACGCTATCTTCCAGACGAGGCGAAAGTCTTTATGGACTTTTATTCCACAGTAGACCGTTACCAGGACCGTGTGCGCTGCCTTATGCTTTCCAATGCGGTTAGCATTATGAACCCCTATTTTATTCGATTCCACATAGAACCCAAGGAAGGAATTAGTCGTCACGCGGACGGGTTTATCGTCACCGACTTTGTCAATAGCGAGCAATTCCAGTCGGAGGTGGCACACACTAGGTTCGGTTCATTCATTACGAACTATGCCGAGGACTATGCAGACTACTCTATCTCAAACAAATTCGCTGACAACTATGACGACTTTGTAATGAAAAAGACCGGAAAAGCCAAATACGCATTCTCCCTCCGCTGCCCCGACGGGGAGGTCTCCATATGGATCGACGGCGGCACATGGTTCGCCCAGCGTCGCCAGCCCCGCGGGGATAGGGTAAGATGGGCCTATAAGGTCACGGACCTGCGGGAAGGGGAGCGGCTACTCATGTACGGGGACAAGGTGCTCAGCATCATGCGCAGCACGTATCGCAAGGGGCGGCTTTTTTCTGACTCGCCCGAGACCAGAAACATGTTCGCTGAAATCTTTGTCCGATGATACACATTAATCCCACCACGATTGACGTTGCCCTAATTCTCGGCGTCATATCTCTATTATCAATCATTGGGCGTTTCGTCTACCGGGCCACGCGCTTTATGGATCACCTATCCACAATGTTGAATGCGTGGGACGGAAAAGATGGAATGCCCAGTGTGCTGGACCGGCTTGAAGATATTGAAGATAAGTTGAAAGACGTACAATATCACGTCAAGCCAAACCACGGCGGATCAAGCGTAGACGCGCAAAACCGTCAACTCAAAGAAATCATTTCCTACCTCAAGGAGAAAAACAATGGGTGAGCACGAGTCCCCCAAGCCTCCCTTTATCACCGACGCATATCGACTCTGGCTCTACGTCGTTAGCGCCGGAATTCTCGCATGCCTTGGAGTGTGGGGCATTCTCGACGGAGACAAGATTAGTGCACTCAACTTCCTTTTCGCCGCAATCTTCGGAATCGCAAGCAACAACGTTCCCCGCGGAAAGGCATCCTAATGGTAACCCGAGCAGACATCATCTCCGCCGCTCAAGCAGAGATCGGGTATTCCCGATGGGCCGACGATGAGGCGGGAACCAAGTATGGACGCTGGTATGCTCAGGCCACCAATTCACCCTCTTTCGGAGCCAGCGGAGTTCCTTACTGCGATATGTTTGTCAGTTATGTCCTCGCTAAGGTGGGCATTAACTGGCTAAGCGCCTACGTCCCTGGGCGCGAAGCGCAAGCCCGTCAACGCGGCGTCCTCATTGACAAGTGGGACGTCCGCCCCGGCGATCTCATCACCTTCGATTTCGATGGTGCTGGAATTGCTCAGCACATTGGGGTCGTAGAACAGCCACCGAACTCTGCCGGTGTCTTCTATAGCATTGACGGAAACACCACGTGGGGAATCGGTGGCCCTCAGGATAATGGCGGTGTAGTTGCCCGCCGCGAGCGACATATGGACGAAGCACGCTACGGAATTCGTGTCGTCGACGACAACTCCGCCATTTCCAGCGGCGGCGATATCCGAGACATTCAGCGAATTCTTGGTGCCGTACAAGACAACATTCTCGGTCCCGATACCGAGAAGCGAATGTGCGCAGTAATCAAGGCCAGCAACTGGGGCGGACGAGAGTTCCCCTGGGGCGTCGCCTACACCCAGAGCGTCATCGGCACAGAACCCGATGGTATCTGGGGCGACGCCAGTGAAGCCGCCCATGATCGCGTCATCGAGTCCCTACAAGCCGCCCTAGGCGTCACCGTCGACGGCATCTGGGGGCCCGAAACCTGGGCCGCCTGGGAGCGACTAGCCCGCACCGCAGAACGCCCATAATAAACAGTTAACCCCCGGAAGGAACCAACCACTTCCGGGGGTTAACTATGTCCTCACATATCAAGTGCTGTCAAATCAACCCCAATCGACTCGAGACAATCATAATAGAATTTGCGGCATTTCTCTGCGCCATTGTGTCCGAAACGCTTAATCGTGTTTTGTCCTGTCATTTTATCTGAAAAGACTACTCGGTTATCAGGCCAGCCATAAACGTCAAGGCGATAATCGGCGCCGTCGATAAGAATTCGGTCGCACCTAACCGCGATATCGTAGCCAGGCAGTTGATCGACTAAATTAATTTTCTTGGCAAATTCTCTGAAGTGATACATTAAAGCGCTCCCATGCTTTCCAGTCCAAGAAACAATAGTGCTAGATTTCGTTCAGCCAAACTATTGAAATATGTGATCGTTCCACTCTCTGCATTAAAGGGATTCCAGATTTCCATACAATAATCGCTAATCAAACGAAATGCTGTATGGCCACAATAGAGAATGTTAGCGCCGCCGGGCGTATAACACTCTCGCATTCCATATGTTCGCAAAGAGCGCTTAACCTTAGGCGTCGAAGCATCCCTAATCTGCGTCATCACAATCACACTTCAACGATTTAACCCATGCCGCCGTCCGTTCGGGCGTGTCGTTATAACCTGTATTCTTGATGTACCAATTACTGTTGCCGGTCCGAGTAAGTGTAATTCCACTAGTCATATTCTAACCCCGTCTTAGTGTTCATAATTGTGTAAACCCCGATAATGCGATTTATAGACCCCTTAGCGTAATGAATCCTCCCAGTATCCGGATAAAAACGAATAGTCCAGCCTTTAATTAAGCGGTCTGCAATGAAATTAGAAACCTTCCAATTAGTGAGGGCAACATAAAAGTCGCCCTCACCATGATGTGACCTACGCCTCACGACCGATCACCAAGCCAAGCCAGCAACTCCCACTGAGAATCAAACCAAAACGAATCACCGTCAGTGTCTCGCACCTCCCACTTCCGAGGCCCTTTACGGAGCACGTAAATCTCATCACCACCACAACTCACAATACCCCTCTGGCCTGCTGCCCAAGTCTGAACGCTGTACCCCGCCTCCTCGTAAAACCGCGCTGCACCAGCCCCAAGCAGAGTCTTGATCGCTTCCATCTCAGTTCCTTCCTTTCCGTGGGCTGTCTGCCCGGTTCATGTATTAATAATGCATCATAGTTTCTACGTTGTCAACTCAACTTTATGTGAACTAGATTACTGCGATAATTAAATGATTATCTAGTTAATAACACACTAATAAGAAGGGCCACCATCTCTTGGTGGCCAATCTTATTAGTAGTAGGACTTGATGTAGTCGATAACCTCAGTGAAACTACCGAGCACCACTCGCTTGTTAGCACCCGAAACCCGGTAACCCTCAGCGGTCATCTTAACAATGAACTTCCACTTGTTGGTAATAACCTTTAGGCTGCGGTCCGACTCAATGTAGTGCATACCAGCCAGCGCCTTACGAGTGTGCTTGTCGCTGTGCCAGGTCTTCTTAATGACCTTTGTGATTGTAATGTTCTCGGGCTCGGAGATGGCAATCATTGTTCGGTTCCTTTCTGTTCCGTCCTTATGTAATAAGAATAGGTCAAACAACTAACGTTGTCAAGTTATCCGCACGTGAACTACACCACACAAACAAATGTCAAGACATAAGCGGCCCTATTGTACTAACAATAGGACCGCTTATTAATATGCCCTACCGCCGACCTACCACACTGACGTTCATTTGTCAAACATATTCATGTGATGTTACACACAAATAC